GGTAACCTTCAACATTACGAATCTTCAATTTAAAGTTTGCACCTTCCCACATATCAAATGGGTTAACTGGAGTTTCGTCTGCGAATTCTGGATTCATCGCTTCAGTAATCTTGTCGAAAATCTTTTTACCAAATTTGTAAATTCGAATTTGGCCTTCATTTTCAGGATTACTTGGGTCAGAAACTACAAACACATTCGCTATATAATTTAATCTTCGTTTTTGCTTACGAGCGATTTCTTTATTAGCTTCAATGCCAGAATTCCATAGAGTTGAATTATATTCTGAAACTGGATCTTTTTGGTTTAATGTAGTGAGAGAGTTCTCAATATACCAACCGCCTGGTCCTTGGAAACCATGAGAGAATACTCGAACCCATGGTAATGCGTCTTCACCATCTACTGAAGGTGCTGGTAGAAAACGGATAATAGCCATGCCATTACCTGCTTTATCTACTGTGGGTTGCCATAAGCGGGGGTCTTCTCGTGAACCGGATTCGGTTGAAGTTGATTGAGTTGTTGCTTCAATTGCTTTAGTTAATTTTTCTAAGCTAGAGCGATTGCGTTTTAATGAATCAAAATTACTCATTGTATTGCCTTTCGTATGTTAAGTATGTTAAAGTATAATTGTATCTTGTTTTATCCACCGACTACCATAATATATTGTATTTAGTCATATTAAACTAAAACCTTTTTCAATATGAGTTTGTATCTTACACTATCCTGAGGTAGAAATGAGGCAATCTTCATCATTTTCATATGATAATTAGGCCAACGAATGGTGTCCGTGATAGTTTTGGACCACATTGGAACGAACCCTAGAATGTTATTCAATAAAACTAGGGTCTGTATATGAATCTCTTTACGAAGTGCCTTGGTGAGTAGGATAGGATATTCACCATTAGTTACCAATAAACTATTTGGGTTATCACAACCTTCAAATAATGATACACAATCATTCTCAAAGGTATAGGCAAGTGATTGCATGACCTTTTTATATTGAATGTATTTGATATCAGCTTCTTCTTGGAGAAGATTATTTACCCAAATATTTTCATCATCTAAAAAATTAGCTATTAGAAAATCGGTAAGTTCTTGCTTTGTTGCAAACTTGCGTGAGAGTTTATAGAAGTGCCATTTATCTTTACGATTCTCAAAGGCCTCTTTTGATGTGTTGATATGCCCACGATATTTGAAGAAATCAAATTTCTCTTGGGTGAAGTGCCGTTTTAAGGCTTGAAATAATTCGTATGCTTCATAACCAGTCATAAACATCCATCATAAAATAAAGTGAGAGTTTTGAAGAGCTCTCTCAACTCTTAATTACTTACCACCAACCGGTGATTTTGCCAACTAACTCAACTACTAATACAGCAAGCGCTACATTAGCTAATAAATTAACATCTAAAGTGACTTTAGGCATGTTATACTCCTTTAAGTTAATTTGCTATTTTGAAAATCGTATGAGATAGCAACGAAACTCATATTGGTAAACGAGAACTTTTCTCTTTAAGTAAATTGTGGTCCATGGCATTCATCTCAATCTTTGATTTAAGATTGGCATTGATGAGTGTAGCGGCCACTTCTATTTCTAATCCTGATTTTTTACAATGTTCAACAATCGCTTCAATGTAATTGTAATCGGTATTTGCTACGAGTGCATCGATTGTTCGAGCAAACTTATTCATTTCATCTTTTGTTGGCATATTATTTCTTTATCGATATAGGTTGGTCGGGAATTGAAAATGCTTTACCTTGCTTTGAATAAGCATATGCAACACAAACATTATCTGTTTCTGAAGCATAAGAACATCTTACTGACATTGGGTCAATTCCTTTATCGATAGCATCTTTAATATTTTTAGCCATTAATTGTCGGTCATGTGAAAAATAATAACCAACTCCGCCTGTGATAGAAAGTAAGACAATAGTTAAACAAACAAAAAATATGGTGCTCACTTTAACTGCATCTCTCAATTGTGTCATTATGTATTTTCCTTTTTGTTATAAAACTTATGATGACCAATGGTTGTTAGATAAACCATATTCTTCCAACCTGGTTTCACATAATCAGCATGATAGAATAATGCACCTTTACTTGGGTCTTCTATTCTGTCATGGTTGACATAAACATATACTGCTAATTCTCGTATTCTATTATACAATGAATTATTGAAGTGTGTCAAGGACTTCACATCAAATTTGCCGTCACAGTACCAAGAAAATTGGCAAGTGTCTTCAACTTTTTGTTTAACTACACCGCAAATGGTAGTTGGATAATCTCCACTTTTAACACGGTTCATGGTGACCATACCTACGGCAATCTGACCTTCTTCTGATTCATGGCCTGATTCGAAATACATATTCTGTGCCAAACATTCCACTTGGTGTTTAGCTTTGGGTGATAAGTCGTGATAACTGACTTTAATTGGCATAGGTTCAATCTGTGTTGCCATTACACTACTGAATCCTAAAATTATCATTACTGCTACAAATGTTGCTAAAATCATTGTCGATGTGCTGAGTGTATTAATTCTCTGCATAGAATCTCCTTTTAGTTAAGGGCTATAAAACGCCTTTGGCTATACGGTTGCGCTAGCTTTTTTGTTGACTGGTTTAGTGTCTATATTAGAAACAAAGCCATTAAGTTCTTGTGCTTTGGTTATAATATCTTTTTCTGATGGGTAAGTTGGAAAACCAGGATGGTCTGGTATTGCTCCGCCGTTGAGTTTTGCTACTTCAACTTTTACGGACCAATCGTTGCTGATTTGTTCACGCTTGCTTCGATAATCTTCTTCAAGCATGTCTTTCGCCATTTTTAATAGTTCAAGGCGAATCTCGAACGGTGTCATGTTTGACATTTACTTCTCCTGTGTGTCTGTATTGTGTGTATTAGCCATTGTGTGTGTTTGGCTATTAGAGTTATTTAGTATATTATTGGTCTTATTCCTATCTTTTTTACCAAAAATAAGGTCATAATTATCACTAAATTCATCTTGACTTACACTAAATGGTCTTGCTTTAGACCCTTTCCCACCGTGCCACTTACCACTCATATTAATAATTTACCTAAACAAACAATAACTAGAATTGCCCCAACCCATTTAATAATTGTTTTTATAAAGTCACTAAAGACAAACATAAACAATCCAAGGATTAATAAACCAACCACTTCTGCATGTCCACCACTTTCAACTATGGTGGTTGCATTTGAAGTTTGTTGAGTAACAACTTCTTGAGCTTTATTTGTCTGCTCAATAATCGCTTCTCTTATTTCTGGTATATTTGGTAATTCTTCTGTAATCAATGGCATAATGTATAATTATATCACAATGGATTTAAATGTCAAGCAACTTCTTCATTAATGCCTGACCAATAAAAGTCAATATATTCCGTCAATGGTTTTAGGTAATCATGTTTCTTTTTAACTATTACTTGAGAACCACCTTCAACTAAAGCAAACACTAAAACAATTTGGTTAATAGTTTTGCCTGTCATTTCTCCAAACATTTCAGCATAAGCTGTGGCCTGCATGAAATAATTTAGAATATAGCCTTCTTGTTTTTCTTTTGATGATGTCTTAAAGTCAATCACAGATAATTCACCATTCCATTCAGCAATACAATCAGCCTTGCCTGCAATCTTTAATTTATCTGAAAACAAAGGACGCTCAATTGAATAAATTGTACCAATGTTTGTATCTAAATGGGATTTAATCTTGAAGAATAATTCTTTTGTATCCGGCATAATCATTTGCATTTGGTCTTTTTCAATTTCATTGAGCAAATAACTTTCACACACCGAATGTAGTTTAGTGCCACGACTTGATGCTTGTGTGGATATTTTATTAGCTACTTCTTCACCGACTCTTTTACGCCAAGAAAGAATAGCCTCTTTTGAATAAGGAGACAGAACCGTTGTTACGGATGGATAAACATCACCCTTTGGTGTAACATAGGTTCTGCCCTTATTAGTTGTTTCTGATTTGAGCTCGAAATCCAGCTCAGGTAGCTTCACATAATTAAACATAATATAACTTTCTTTTAAATTAGAACCAACGAGTATAAGCTACTTCTACGCCGTTTGATTCTGTGTCATTGTATTTACGATATAATTTCAAACCTAATGTATCAACATCGGTTAAGTTTTTACTTGCACCAACATAGATTGTATTAGTTTTATATCCTTTGCCATCAGCAAATGAATCACGATATCTGTCACTAATGAATAGTTTAGTATCTTTAGCTAAAGCATATGATACGCCTGGTTCAACTGTATAGTAACCAAAGTTAGCACCATTATCAATCTTTTCACCCAAACCAACACGACCCCAAACTGATAAGTCTGTCATGCCGATTTTGTAATCGTAACGGACTCGTGGTTCAATATTACCTGAAACTGTTTGGTCATCCTTCTTGCTTTGAATTTGTGTCTTGAGGTCAAATGTATATCCGTTATCTAATTTGATACCAGGAATTATATTTAAACTGCGAACATCATTGGTAGAACCATGAATATTTTCATGTTCACCTTCGATTGTAACAAAACCTTTATCGGCAGCTACAGCATAAGATGACATTAACGCTACTAAAATTAAACTTTTTTTCATTTTGTTCCTTTATTTGTTTGCCAATTTTGTTAATTTCTTAACATGTGATTTGACAATATCTCTTGTTTTAATTTCCTTAATTGACTTTTTACCATATCTTTCACCAACGACACTTGTTGGATGTGCCTCTGCTACTTTAGATAATACTTCACCAAATCCTGTGGGCACTTTATTTGCTTTTGAATTTGAAGTAGAGACACCTGAAACAATCATTGGAGATTGTATGATAGTGGTCATATGAGGATTATCTTTAAGGTATTCGTCACGAGCCGAAATGCTCATAATGCGCTCAGTAATTTCTTCATTTTGTATATTACGAAAAATATAAGTTGGCATTATTATTTATTCCATTTAAATACCATAAAGGCACTTCTCGCTTTGTCCATTTGGCAAAGTGGTTCTTTTTAAGAACATAGTATTTATGATAGGATGCTAACGAATCATTGGCAATTTTACATTCGTCAGGCATAGCCGGTGTAGGCGGATAGAAATCACCATCTTTCATATTATTTGGTGGTGATTCTAACACATCTAATAATCGGCTACATG